AAACCGAGGAGGAGCGCTTCCGCAAGGATGACATCCTGACGCGGTGGTATTTCGACCTCGACAGGGCTTTTCATATGTCCAGCCAGGCTGGGGCGCTGGCATTCCTGAATGCCTGCCAGAACGAGGAAGCCGTCGTCGAGAAATTCGCCGACCTGAACGAACATGAGAAAGCGTTCTGGATGCTGGCTCACCGCGAGGACCAGTTCCGTACCGCTGAACTTGAACTGATTTTCAGCGACAAGGTACGTGGCCGCTCGTGGCGTCGCTTCAGGATGAACGCCGGTGGCGTGGTCAAGGAAGATCGCGCGACGCTGGAAAAGTTCGCGGCCGAGGTAGCCAGGATCCATCGTCGGAATGGCGCCGGCCTGCGCAACGACATCGAATTGACGAAACGCTCCCTCGATGGACGGATACAGCTGACCATCTACGTCATCGGCCCGAAGACCGCCATTCCCCAATTCAGCGAAAAGGGGTTCAATCACACCACGGTGAACGTCACCCTGGAAACAGCACTCCTGTATTCACCCGGGACCGGCGTCGTCGAATCCATCGCCAAGGGCGGCAAGAGCGCGCACAAGAACATCCTGCTGAAGTTCGGCGAGATCGTTCTCGGCCAGAAGATCAAGCTGGAGGAGATCGAAGCATCACGCTATCACCTCGAGAATCTCCGTGACGGACTGGAAACGTTTTCCGATCTGGATTCGATGGGCATCGCCAAGGTGCGTCTGCGCCGCGTGCGCTTCGTTCCCAAGACGGCGACCTCGACGTCCTATCAGGTCGAAGCCTCCGCCGACATCAACGACCCGGATGCCATCGCGCTGGCCAGGCAGGGGCTCAAGATCGTCCATTCGCTGAAGGCCGACTACGATCTCGATACCGCCACCGTCATGGTCTATCGCAAGGCACCGGATCAGGGGCATTTCAGCTTCGATTGCAGCGTGTGGGGAACCTCATCGATCAAGAGCCTGCATGAACGCCATCAGCCACTGGCGCGTCAGTTGCTCAGGGAATTGCAGGTCGCGCCGGATGGTGACGAGTGAGCCGTCAGCGCCTGGCGGCGACGCGCCTGCTGATGCAGTTGCTCGAGGCCGATGGCGATCTCGTTTCTTTGCCTTCCGGCGGTGAATACCGGGAAGAGCTTGATCTGCTGATCCTGGAAGAGCTGATCCGTGCCGCCGTGCGCCGGGAATGGTTGCGCTGTCCGGAATGCCATGAGCAGGAAGCACGGGTGCAGACGGAGATGCCCGGCAACCGATTCAAGGGGTTCTGTACCGGCTGCGGTGCCATCGAGATCCCGGCAGCGGCTGTGCTGCGTTTCTCGATCCAGTGGCACAAGCTGATTGCCCACCTTGCGACCGGCCTGAATGTCGGCGCAGCCGAGCGCAAGGTTGTTCTGCCAAAGCAGGCCTGGTATCTCGGCACGACATTCGCAGGGAAGAAGCAGCGAGCCTGGTACTTCGCGCGGATGATTGACCGGCAGGAAATCGCACAGTCCCTGCGCGTGAGCATCAACTCCGATCGCTGCGACGCGATCGCCACGGTGGTCACCAGTTCGAACACCGATCAATTGCAGGAAACCCGTCTGCGCGATATCGAGGTCGTTCGGCTCGATGCCGTCGCCTTGCTCGGCACCGGCCGCTTCGATTTCAACCCGGTGCGGATGCCGCATCCCGTGGATGTACCCGAGGAGGCCGACGAGGATCTTCCGGACACCACCTTCCGTTTCGTGCGCGGCAAGGGGTACGCCCGTGTCAATGGCGAGAACATCCCGCTCTCGCCCCAGGAAAAGGCAATCCTGATTGCCTTCTTCGATCAGCCTGAGCACGAACTGAGCAAACGCCAGATGCAGGATGCCTGCGACTCAAAAGCAGAGAACTTCAAACCCAATCAGGCACTCAAGCGAATTCCGCAGGTTTTGGCGATGGTTCATTACCAGCCGGTGGAAAAGCTTTACCGCCTCGATATCCCGCTTGCAGACGCCGGACTGGATCTGTGACCGGTTTTGCATCCGTCGGCACGGAATGGCATACTATGCCAATACCCCATGAAACGAGGTCAGCCATGCCTACCCGCAATGTCGTCCTTACCGAGCATCAGGCATCCTTTGTCGAGCAACTGGTGTCTTCCGGCCGTTACCAGAATGCCAGTGAAGTCCTGCGCGAGGGACTGCGCATGATCGAGCGCCGCGAGGCCGAGGAATCGACCCGTCTGGCCGCGCTGCAGGAAGCGGCCCGTATCGGCATTGCCGACATCGAGGCCGGAAGGTTCCAGACCTTCACCACCCCTGATGCGCTCGGCCAGCACCTGGCCGGCCTGGCCGCTGACGCCATCGGCTGAGCGTGAAGCATCGCTGGACGATACGTCTTGCCGAGGCGGCCGGACAGGACTACCAGGCCATCCTGCGCTGGACCGTCGAGAATTTCGGGCGGGCCCAGGCCAGAACCTATGCCAAGATCCTGAACAGCGCATTGCAGGATCTGGCACAGGGCCCCGATGTGATCGGAGCGCGGCTCCGTGAGGACATCGGCCCGGACATCCATACCCTGCATGTCGCCCGCCACGGGCGCAAGGGACGACACTTCGTCGTCTTCCGGATTTCCCCATCTCCTGACGCTTCGATCATCGAAGTGCTCCGGCTGCTTCACGACAGCATGGATCTGCCTCGTCACCTGACGGCGGCAAACGAATCCGACGCCGAGTCTTCCTCCGACCCGCAACACTAGCGCGGTCGCGCAGCCTATTCCTCTTCTGTTTGCCGGGTACCGACCAATTGCGTCGGTAGGCATTCTGTCACCCGTTGACGTCACCTCTGCCACCCGGTTTGCCACCCACGTGACATAAAAAATACGCACACCTTCAAACCACTGCACGGAGGTGTGCATGAACAGCAAACCAAGGAACCGGACAGAGACTCCTCTGCAGGTTCGTCATCTCACCCAGCGCGAACTGGCCAAACGCTGGAACAAGTCCGAGGCCACCATCGAGCGGTATCGCGCGCTCGGCAATTCCCCTCGTTTCCTCAAGATCGGCGGCAAGGTTCTGTTCCGGGAAGAAGACGTCCTGGAATACGAACGCAATCGTCTGTACGAAACCAATGCGACCCGGGCGCGGGAGGTGGCTGCATGAGCGATCTTGTCATCCACACCCACGATCTTCCCGATTTGACGGTCGCGCAACTGGCCAGTCTGCCTCCGGCCAGGCTGCAGGAACTCGACGTCATGCTCACCGAGTTCCAGAACTGGCTCAAGGCGTCACGCGAGCGCATGCATGCCGCGCTGGAGCAACGCTACGGCGAGCAGGCACGGCAGACGCTGATGGAAGCCGGTCAGGACTTCGGCACCACGCATCTGGCCGATGGAGCAATCCGCATCACCGTCGAGATTCCGAAGCGCGTGCGCTGGGATCAGGCGCAGATGGCGGAAATCGCCAGACGCATCGTCGCCAGCGGCGATCAGCTCGACCAGTACATCGATGTCGAGTTCTCGGTGCCGGAAACCCGCTTCAACGCCTGGCCGGAAACCCTCAAGCAACCCTTCAAGGACGCCCGCACGGTCAAGGCCGGCAAGGCGGTCTTCCGCATCGCCCCTGTTCAGGAGAACGAGCAATGAATGCCAACACCCTCATCCAGAAACTCCGCAAGGAAGTCATGTCACTGGCCGGCGACAACCTGCCGGCCGAGATCCGCTACCAGGACCGCTATGGCAACGTCGTCATCAAGCCGCTGTTCGACGCCACCCTCGACGAACTGGCTTTCGCCGCGCAGACCCTCAACGCCGAACGCTCGGCGCTGAGTCGTCGCCAGGTTGCCCTCGAAGATGTCTATGCGCATGCCCGCAAGCAGGGTTTCCTTGGTGCCGATCTGATCCGTGGCCTGGTCGACGAGGTGGCGAAATGAACGAACTCGTTGCTTTTGACTTCGAATCACATCCGGTTCGCATTGTCACCGGGACCGATGGACAGCCACATTTTGTGGCAGCGGACATCTGCGACGCACTGCAGATCGTTGAGGTTCATCGCTCGGTTGCCAGACTCGATGATGACGAAAAGGGTCGTCATATTGTGACGACCCCTGGTGGTCCCCAGGAAATGACTGTCGTCAACGAGGCCGGGCTCTATAACCTCATTCTGCGAAGCCGCAAGCCCGAAGCCAAACGCTTCAAGCGCTGGGTGACCCACGAGGTTCTGCCGTCCATTCGCAAGACCGGTGCCTACGCCGCTCCGGGTTCAATTGCCGCATTGCCGGCTCCGACCCAGGACCGTGTCACCTCCATCCTGCTGATCGGCGAGGCGGTTGCCAGGGTGCCAGGGGTCAAGCCCGGCATCGCTATGGCCGCCGCCCTTACCTGCATCCACGAGAACACCGGTCTGGCGATCGAGACCATGCGTCACGCGCTGCCGGCATGCAACGAGCCGCTGGCGGCAGTCAATCCGACGAAACTCGGCGAACACATCGGACTCTCGGCCAAGCAGGTCAATCGTCGTCTCGCCGATCTGGGCTATCAGTACCGCAACGAACGCGACGAATGGGAACTGACGGAGGCCGGTCGTGCCTGGGGCGAAGCACTGCCGTTCTCGCGCAACGGTCATTCGGGTTACCAGATTCTCTGGAAACTCGATGTCGCCGATCTGGTGAAGGAGGCTGCGTGATGGCACTCCCCATCATTTCCGCCGAAGCACGCATGCGCGAGCGCCACTCGGCCAAGATCGGGCTCGTCGGATCACCCGGCGTCGGCAAGACTACGCAGCTGAGGAATCTGCCGCCGGAGTCGACGCTGTTTGTCGACCTCGAGGCCGGTGACCTGTCGGTCAAGGACTGGCCGGGGGACACGGTGCGCCCCAGGACATGGACCGAGTTTCGCGATCTGGTGGTGTTTCTCGCCGGCCCGATGCCAACCGCCACCGCCGATCAGGCGTTCTCCGAAGCGCACTTCCGGCATGTCTGCGAGAACTACGGCGACCCGGCGCAACTGGCGAAGTACGAGTACTACTTCGTCGACAGCCTCACGGTGCTGTCCCGTCTCTGCCTGGCCTGGTGCAAGACCCAGCCGCAGGCATTTTCCGAGAAAACCGGCAAGGCCGACAACCGGGGCGCCTATGGGCTGCTCGGCCAGGAAATGATCGCGGCGCTAACGCACCTGCAACATGTGCGCGACAAGCACGTGATCTACGTCGCCATCCTCGAGGAGAAGGTCGACGACTTCAACAGGCGCTACACCCAGTTGCAACTGGAGGGCAGCAAGACCGCCCTCGAACTCCCGGGTGTGCTGGATGAGGTCATCACGCTGGCTGTCCTCAAGGCCGATGACGGCACGCCGTACCGGGCCTTCGTCACCCGCGCGGACAACCCCTACGGATTCCCGAGCAAGGACCGCAGTGGCCGGCTCGACGCCATTGAGGAGCCCGATCTGGGCAAGCTCATCCGCAAATGCCTGGGGATGGCCTCATGAGACGCGAAACCATCTCGATCGTCGAGTTCGAACGCTATGAGCAAGGCGTCAGGGCAACGATCAAGCGCATCAACGCCGAGAACACCTGGCTACGCCACAACTACGGCGAACTCGAGGCCCGCGTCGTCCAGCTGAAAAAGGACATCGCCGCCCTCCGTACCGCCGCCAACAAGATCAGCAAATCCCTCGGCGTCACCGCCAAAAAGGAACCCAAGACAAGGAGCAGCAAATGAACACGAATACCTGGAACGATTTCAACGATGCCGAGCAACAGCAATCCTTCGACCTGATTCCCAAGGGAACGATCGTCAAGGTGCGCATGACCATCAAGCCTGGTGGCCATGACGATGCCGCGCAGGGTTGGCTGGGCGGTTATGCCACGCAGTCGCCAACCACGGGTGCCGTCTATCTTGCCACCGAATCGGTGGTGCTCGAAGGGCCACACGCACGCCGCAAGATGTGGGGCAACATCGGCCTGTACAGCAGCAAGGGGCCAACCTGGGGCAACATGGGCCGCACCTTCATCCGGGCGCTGCTCAACAGTTCCCGCAACATTCATCCCCAGGACAACAGTCCTCAAGCTGCTGGTGCCCGACGCATCCGTGACTTCTCCGAACTCGATGGCATCGAGTTCCTCGCCAAAGTCGAGATCGAGAAGGATGCCAAGGGCGAGGACCGCAATGTCATCGGTCAGGTCATCGAGCCCGACCACAAGGACTATGCGGCCCATATGGGCGGCACGGCCAGGACGTCGGCAGCCCCGGCAACGGCGTCTTACGCGCCATCCATCCCCGCCGCAACGGCACGTCCCGCAGTCGCCGGCAAGCCGGCCTGGGCCCAGTAACGGGAGGGCGCGTGAAATGCTGGGTCTGTTCCCGACAGGCCCGGGGGTTCGGCCATTCCGATGGCCGCTTCAGGATCGCCGACCCCCGGCGCTATCCCCTCGACTGGGTGTTCTGCAGCCGCCGCTGCCAGGACATTTTTCACCGACTTTACGGTTCCTGGCTCGCATCGGATCCATCGAAGCAGGAGGTATTGATGATCGATCCCTCTGATGCGGAGATCGCCGCCATGAAGAAATGCCTCAAGGCTTTCGGCGAGGCGGCCGGCGAGATCGGCTTCACGAAACCGCTGGGCGACTACTCGGAAAAAGAGGCACTGCGTGTGATCGATGCGATTGTGTCCTGCTATTCGGACGCGATGATCGAGCACCACGAGACCACGCGCGAACCGCCAATTCGCGGCCTTCCGGTTCCCGCAAGTAATGCGTTCTCGGACCTGAAGGACGATCTGCCGTGGGAGAGCACGCCATGATGGACTTCAACTCCACCGCCTCGCTCTCCGGCCGCGTGACAGCACTCATCGATGCGGGTCTGCAGGCCCGCCGCCAGCGCGAAGTCCGGCGTGCCTATCTCGGCGCCTCGCGCCTCGGCGTGTCCTGTGGCCGCGCGCTGCAGTTCGAATTTGCCGGGGCGCAGGTGGATTACGGTCGGGAGACACCCGGCCACATCCTGCGGATTTTCGAGCGTGGCCATGTCACCGAGGACTGTATGACCGGCTGGCTGCGCGAGGCGGGTTTTGATTTGCGCACGCACGACCGTAACGGAGAGCAGTTCGGTTTCTCGCTGCTGGACGGCAGGCTGCAGGGGCACGTCGATGGCGTCATCGTCGGTGGCCCCGAGGGCTTTGACTATCCCTGTCTCTGGGAGAACAAGTGTCTCGGCGGCAAGTCCTGGCGCGACCTGGAGAAGCATCGTCTGGCGGTTTCGAAGCCGGTGTATGCGGCGCAGGTCGCCGTCTATCAGGCCTATCTCGAACTGCACGAGCATCCGGCGCTCTTCACGGCGGTCAATGCCGACACCATGGAGATCTACGCCGAACTGGTGCCGTTCGATGGCGGACTGGCCCAGCGCCTGTCCGATCGCGCGGCCCAACTCATCGCGGCCACTGATGCCGGTGAACAGCTACCCCGTTCCTATAACGACCCGACGCACTTTGAGTGCCGCATGTGCGCCTGGCAAGACCGCTGCTGGAGAACTTCATGAGTACGAACTATTCCGACACCCGTTTCAAAACTTCTCCCGATGGCCAGCGGCTGCGCTGGTCTCCGCCGGCACCGAAGGTGCATGTCGGCATGATCACTCGCGTCCTGACCCGCAAGCTGATGGAAGGCATGGAGGACATGCCCGAGGCACGAATGGTGATTGCCGTGATCGTGCAGGCAATCGCCGACTGCCACGAACGGGATGATCGCGACCGTCATGATGCCCGGCGTTTCCTGGCGAGCAAGCGGCTGGATTTCTGGTGTGAGTTGCTTGGCATCGAGGCAGACTTCGTCCGCATGGTGGCCGTCCGCTCCGGTTATCTGGTCGACGAAGAAAAGCTCTGGACTCCTGTGAAACGCTCGCGGCGCTCACGTCAATCGACCAGCGCCGAGGTGACCGCACATGCTTGACTTCAACGAGACCGGCGAACCCACGCCACCATGCACGGATGCCGGCCGGGAGGAAATCCGTGCGGCGCTGCTGGGACGGCTGGAGTCAGTCCTGTCCGCCATGTTTCCGGCAGGCAGGAAGCGCAAGGGCCGCTTCCTGATCGGCGACATCCTCGGTAGCCCGGGAGACAGTCTCGAGGTGGTGCTTGATGGCGACAAGTCCGGCCTGTGGACCGACCGCGCCGTGGGCAGCGGGGGCGACATCTTCGATCTGTTGGCCGGACACCTGGGGCTCGATGTGCAGGCCGATTTCCCGCGGGTTCTGGCGGCTGCCAACGACATCCTCGGGCGCGCCCTGGCATTGCCTGCCCGGCGCGGACGACGCGAAGCCCCGGTCGATGATCTTGGCCCGGCGACGGCCAAATGGGACTACCACGACGCCGAAGGAAAATTGCTCGCCGTGGTCTATCGCTACGACCCGCCTGGCCGGAAAAAGGAATTTCGCCCCTGGGATGCCAGGCGGCGCAAGATGGCACCGCCCGACCCGCGCCCCCTCTACAACCAGCCGGCCATGCGTGACGCCGACCCGGTGGTACTGGTCGAAGGCGAGAAATGCGCGCAGGCGCTCATCGATGCCGGCATTTGCGCCACCACGGCGATGCACGGCGCGAATGCCCCGGTCGAGAAAACCGACTGGTCGCCATTGGCCGGTAAATCCGTGCTGATCTGGCCTGACCGCGACAAGCCGGGCTGGGACTACGGCGCACAGGCGGCGCAGGCTGTTCTATCGGCGGGTGCCAGGTCATGCCATATCCTGTACCCGCCAGAGGAAGCGGCCGAGGGATGGGATGCGGCAGACGCCATCACCGAGGGCTTCGATGTCGCCGCATTCCTCGCCTACGGTCCGCGTCTGCAGATGCACGACATCACCGACGACGCCGAGCCGGTGGCCAGCACCGACCAGTCGGTCTGGGGTACGGAGGATGCGCTGGCCCTGGCCTTCACCCGACGCTTCCACCGCGACTGGCGCTACGTCGCCGGCTGGGGACGCTGGCTGGTGTGGGATGGCAATCGTTGGCGCACTGAGGACACGCTGGCCGCCACCGATCTGATCCGCAGCGTTTGCCGCCATGCCGCCGTGCGCGCCGACAATCCCAAGGTGGCCGCCAAACTCGCCAGTTCGAGTACGGTCGGCGGCGTGGAGCGGCTGGCCAGAGCCGATCGTCGGCATGCCGCCAACACCGACGAGTGGGACGCCGACCCCTGGCTGCTCAACACAACTGGTGGCGTGGTTGATCTCAAGACCGGGAGGGTGCGTTCGCACGAGCGCGCCGACCGGATGACCAAGATCACCACGGCCACGCCGGGAGGCGACTGTCCGACCTGGCGACGGTTTCTCGACGAGATCACGGGCGGCGACATTGAGTTGCAGGCCTACCTGCGAAGGATGGTCGGCTACGCGCTGACCGGCTCGACGCAGGAGCACGCCCTGTTCTTCCTGTACGGCACGGGCGCCAACGGCAAGTCGGTGTTCGTGAACACCCTGGCCACCATCCTGGGTGACTACGCCACCAACGCACCGATGGACACCTTCATGGAGACGCGCACCGACCGGCATCCGACCGACATGGCGGGATTGCGCGGCGCGCGCTTTGTGGCGGCGATCGAAACCGAACAGGGACGGCGCTGGGCGGAATCCAAGCTCAAGAACCTCACTGGCGGCGACAAGATCTCGGCGCGCTTCATGCGCCAGGACTTCTTCGAATTCTTTCCGCAGTTCAAGTTGTTCGTGGCGGGTAACCACAAACCGGCGATCCGCAACATCGACGAGGCGATGAAGCGGCGACTGCACCTGATTCCGTTCACCATCACCGTGCCGCCCGAGCGACGCGACAAGCACCTCCAGCAGAAATTGCTGGCCGAGCGTGACGGCATCCTGGCCTGGGCGGTTCAAGGGTGTCTGGACTGGCAGCGTCATGGACGACTCGATCCGCCGCAGCGTGTGGTGGAGGCAACCGAGGAGTATTTCGAGGCCGAGGACGCGCTGGGCCGCTGGCTGGATGAACGCTGCGTGCGCGAAGCCAATGCCAAGTCGCTGACTGCCGAACTGTTCAACGACTGGAAGCAGTGGGCCGAAGCGGCGGGTGAATTCGTCGGTGCGCAACGCCGCTTTTCGGATCTGCTCATCACGCGCGGGCTGGATAAGTGGCGCAACAGCGCTGGTCTGCGAGGATTCCAGGGCATTGATCTCAAGAACCCGCCGACACCAGCCTACACCCCTTACGCGGACAACTGATCCCCATGAAAACCCTGGTGTCTGACGCAGCTGACGCTGTTTGTCGTAACTCCGTATACGCGTGTGCGCGTGCGCGCCTCACGGAAGGTTTCGACATTCTGTGTCGGCTGCGTCAGACCTGCTCCAAACAAGGACTGACAGCATGACCACGACCATCATCGCCCTGGACCTGGGCACCACCACCGGCTGGGCGCTGCGCGGCAGTGACGGCCACATCACCAGCGGCTCTGAGAGTTTCCGACCGCAACGCTTCGAAGGCGGTGGCATGCGCTTTCTGCGCTTCAAGCGCTGGCTCACCGAGATCAAACAATCCTGCGAGGGCATCGACTGCCTGCACTTCGAGGAGGTGCGCCGCCATGTCTCGACCGATGCTGCCCACGCCTACGGCGGGTTCCTGGCCACGCTCACGGCGTGGTGCGAGCACCACCAGATCCCGTACCAGGGCGTACCGGTCGGGACGATCAAGAAGTACGCGACCGGCAAGGGCAACGCAAGCAAGGACGAGATGGTGGCAGCCGTCCGGGCACGCGGTCACCAGCCTGCCGACGACAACGAAGCCGATGCCCTCGCATTGCTGCATTGGGCCATCGAAACGCAGGAGGTGTGAGATGCAGACCCTGACACCTTCTTATCGCTGTGCCCTCGGGCGTGGCACGTCTCGGGAGGATCCGGAAGCGATCAAGCGGGAGGGCTGGCGTGATCAGCGCATTCTGGTTGTGGCTGCGAACGACGATCGACTGGATTTTGTTGAACGTGAATTCATCCGGCAATTGGGAGAACGACTGTACGGGGAGAAGCGCCGTGGCTGATTGGACAATCGAGGACGTAGCGGCACGATTCAGCGAGGCTGTCGAAACAGCACGGCGACTGCCGCGTGTCCGGGTGCAGGGTTACTTCAACGTCTGGCCGGCATTCGTTCGAGACAACTGGGAGAACTATGCGACGGATGAAGCCGCTCACCTTCATCTGCCGCCAACACCCGAGGCCATCGACCGGATGATGGAGACGATGCGCTGGGTGCAGTGGCTGGAGGTCGAGCAGCGGCATCTGGTGTGGATGCGTGCCAAGCACTACGAGTGGCGCGACATCTGCCGTCGTGTCGGCTGCTGCCGGATGACGGCGTGGCGGCACTGGCAGAAGGCCTTGCTGAAGGTGGCCGAGCGGCTCAATATCGGCATGAAGGCAGAGTAGCAATATTGAGCAATATTGCCGGACAGTGATGGCTGATGCGGCGATTTGCTGGACCGTGACGAAATCGGGGTGTTACATCGCGGGCGCGATTTCAGTATCTTTGCGCCATGATCTGGATAGCGGTGTGGGCAGCGCGCTCACATCGCTGTTCAGACAGAAATACGACGGGTCCTTCCTGTCAAAAAACCCATGCGGGGGGCGCGAGCCCGGCATTTCGCTACCGTCTGACCGCAAATTGAGGTTACCAGTTACCACCCTGGTTACCACCTGAACTGAGTTACCACCCCATTGACGACCCGCCCCTGTGGCGGGTTTTTGCATTCCTATGACCGAACAACTGCGCGTCGAGTATCGCAAGATCGAGACGCTGATCCCTTTTGCCCGCAATCCGCGCACGCACTCCGAGGCGCAGATCGCCAAGCTCGCCTCCAGCATTGTCGAGTTCGGCTGGACACAGCCCATCCTCGTCGACGGCAGCAACGGCATCATTGCGGGGCATGGCCGTCTGGCGGCTGCGCGCAAGCTGGATCTGCTGGAAGTGCCGGTGATTGAACTCGGCCACCTCTCACCCGCACAGAAACGGGCCTACGTGATCGCCGACAATCGTCTGGCCTTGGACGCCGGGTGGGACGAGGAACTGCTCTCGCTGGAACTCGCCGAGTTATCGGAGTCGGGGTACGACCTGACCATGACTGGCTTCACCAACGAGGAGATCGAGGAACTGCTGGTCGGTGCCGAGCAGGCACTGCAGGACGAGTCCTCGGCCGACACCGAAGAGGATGCCGCCGACGATGTGCCGGAGGCGCCATTGAACCCGGTATCGCGTCCAGGCGATGTCTGGCAGATCGGCGCGCATCGCGTCATCTGTGGCGATGCCACGGACCCGGGCGTCGTCCGAACGCTGATGGCCGGCGAGCAAGCCGCCTTGTGCTTCACCTCGCCGCCCTACGGCAACCAGCGGGACTATACGAACACCATCATTGATTGGGATGCCCTGATGCGGGGTGTCTTCGCCAACCTGCCGATGGCCGCGAACGGCCAGGTGCTGGTCAATCTCGGCCTGATCCACCGCGAGCAGGAAGTCATTCCCTACTGGGACGGCTGGCTCGACTGGATGCGTACCCAGGGCTGGCGGCGCTTCGCCTGGTATGTCTGGGACCAGGGGCCGGGATTGCCAGGTGACTGGAATGGCCGGCTGGCACCTTCGTTCGAATTCGTCTTCCACTTCAACCGCAAGGACTCCGATGCCCGCCGCCCGAACAAGTTCGTGCCCTGCATCTACGCCGGGCGGGACACCCATCTGCGTGGCGACGGCACCAGTGCCGGTGGCATGCGCAACAAGGATGGCAGCAAGACTGCCTGGAACCATGTCGGCCAGGTCACTCAGGAGACCAAGATCCCCGATTCCGTGATTCGCATCATGCGGCACAAGGGCAAGATCGGTCAGGACATCGACCACCCGGCCGTGTTCCCGGTGGCGCTGCCCCAGTTCGTTCTGGACTCCTACACCGATGCCGGCGACATCGTCTTCGAACCGTTCTGTGGCTCGGGCACGACCTTGCTGGCCGCCGAGCGCACCGGCAGAAAGGTACGCGCCACCGAGATCGCACCGGAGTATGTGGATGTCGCCGTGAAGCGCTTCCAGCAGAACTTTCCCGAGGTGCCGGTAACACTGGCGGCGACGGGACAGACCTTCGCGGAAGTAACCACCGAACGGATCGGAGGTGCGGCATGACCATCTCCTGGCTTGCCGACAAGATCGAGCAATGGCCCACGGCCAAGTTGGTACCGTATGCTCGCAACTCGCGCACCCACTCGGATGCCCAGGTCGCCCAGATCGCGGCGTCGATTGCCGAGTTCGGTTTCACCAACCCAATCCTGGCCGGCGGCGATGGCGTCATCGTCGCGGGGCACGGTCGCCTGGCCGCTGCTCAGAAACTCGGCCTGGCCATGGTACCGGTCGTCGTGCTCGACCATCTGACACCGACCCAGCGACGGGCCCTGGTGATCGCGGATAACCGCATCGCCGAGAACGCCGGCTGGGACGAGGCCATGCTCCAGGTCGAGCTGGCTGCGCTACAGGAAGATCAATTCGACCTGGCCCTGACCGGGTTCGATGCCGATGCGCTGGCCGACCTCATGGCTGGCGAAGAAACAACCACCGAGGGTGATACTGACGAGGATGCGGTTCCGGAGGGATCCGGTACGGTCGTATCCCGGGCGGGCGATGTCTGGATCTGTGGCGAGCATCGGGTGATCTGTGGTGATGCCACCGACCCGGATGCCTACGCGAAGGTACTCGGCGACGAAATTGCCGACATGGTATTTACCGATCCGCCGTACAACGTCAATTACGCCAACTCGGCCAAGGACAAGATGCGCGGCAAGGATCGCGCGATCCTCAACGACAACCTGGGCGACGGGTTCTATGATTTCCTGCTGGCGGCACTGACGCCCACGGTGGGGCATTGCCAGGGGGGGATCTACGTGGCCATGTCCTCCAGCGAACTCGACCGCCTGCAGGCAGCGTTCCGTGCTGCCGGTGGCCACTGGTCGACCTTTGTCATCTGGGCCAAGAACACCTTCACGTTGGGGCGTGCAGACTACCAGCGTCAGTACGAACCGATCCTCTATGGCTGGCCCGAGGGTGCCGAGCGTCACTGGTGTGGCGACCGCGACCAGGGCGATGTCTGGCAGATCAAGAAACCGCAGAAGAACGATCTGCACCCGACCATGAAGCCGGTGGAACTGGTGGAACGGGCCATTCGCAATTCGAGTCGCCCTGGCGATGTGGTGCTGGATCCCTTCGGTGGGTCTGGCACAACGATGATTGCCGCCCACAAGTCTGGCCGCAAGGCGCGGCTGATCGAACTGGATCCGAAGTACATCGATGTGATCGTGCGGCGCTGGCAGGACTATGCCGGGGCGCAGGCCATCCGGCAGTCCGACGGCGTGGCGTTCGATACGCTGTCAGTCGGTGGGGAACTCCGGCAGGAGGTCGCCGCTGGTGATGTCGGCGTCGTAGCGGATGTTGCTGAACTCACTGGGATCGTCGGCGAGGTAGACGCCGCCGACTGACTGGATTGCCACACCGTACTTGCGGCTGAGCTTGGTCAGTTCGGCGATGAACTTGTCGTAGTTGGCTTCGATCTGCGGGGTGGTAACGACGGCGGCCATGTTGATCTCCTTACGCTGCTTCGGCTTCGAAGGACTCGTCGGTCACTTCGCAGTGGATCACGAAGCCGGTGAGGTAAGGCAGCCCCTTGGGGATGCCGTAGTCCTTGCTGGTCTGGCGGCCAATCGTCCAGCCCATCCACCGCGTCACTGCCGCGTCGATGGCCTGCTGGATCGTGTGGCCCCGCAGCATCTCATTGAGGACGTCATCCGCAAAGTGGCGTCCGT